TAGAGACTACTAATACTACGACATCTATTGGCGAATTAGATCATTTAAAAAATAATCAAAATACAGAGAGTATAGAAACAAAAGTAGAAAATGAAGAGGATATTATTGATATATCGTCCAATTTAACTACAATAAAACCCTTACCTGAAAAAGAAAATATAACATATTCTGTATCGAGTATTTAATTATCTCACGTTATTTTATAATGAATAAATTGAATCGCGTTTTATTTTCATCAGCCATTTTATTGGCGCTAGATTTCATATATTTAAACCTCGTTAAACAACAATATGAAACGCAAATTGTTTCTATTCAACGGGTTGTTATGAAAGTAAAAATAGTACCTGCTATAATATGTTATGCACTCTTAATACTAGCATTAAATTATTTTATTTTACGCACACACCGTCCTATTTTAGAGGCATTTTTATTGGGTTTTATTATTTATGGTGTATTTGATGCTACAAATTTAGCTATATTTAAAAAATGGAACATTCGTTTAGCTATATCCGACGCCATTTGGGGAGGTGTGTTATTCGCACTGACGACATACTTTGTTTACTCTTTTTAATTTTTTTACTTTAATAATTTTCATATTTGGTTCATATTTTTTATAAAATGCATTAACATTATTTTTTGATAATGTTGATGTATGTGATATCTTATCAAACACTTCAAATGGTTGTTCATCTATATCATATTCATATAGTTCATAGAAGTTTTCAAAATCGTCTTCGTCTTCAAATTTTACTTCTTTTTTATCATAATCGATTATACCATTATATCGGTTAATGCGCTCTTCCCATAAAGGAGTAAATGAAGCATAATACAACCAATTATCTCTATGTTTTATTAAGAGTTCTTTTGAATCCATATTTTTATAACCACAACCAAATACGTGAAGCCAATCTTTATTGCTTTTATATTTACATACTTTTCTTAATAATTTATACAAACTAGGTTTATCTTTTTCTAGATTTTCAGTAGAATATTTTTGTGACTCTATCTCATATGGAAATATCCATAATTTTGTTTCCTTTTCCTTTGCACCTTCGAATGCATAGGGGTTTAATTCATTTCCTATAAAATGTTGCAAAGTATATTGTCTTGTATTTGATACAAGATTTAAAATCATTGTAGCAGCAATATGAATTCCTTTATCATATCGTTTCATTCCAATTAGCATTAATTTGTCTAATTTCGGATTGTTTGAATAATAAAAGTTACGATAAATGCTGTAAATAAAATCTACAGTTTCTTTTTCTAATTTAGAATAGTATAATTCACTTGCCCAAAATAGTGCATTATCGTATTTTTTTTCAAATATACTTATAAGTAGAGACGACAATACGTCTTCTCTAATATATAAATATCGCGTTAATGAGAATTCAGGGTTGGTCATAATAATTTATCGGGGTTATATTGTAATATAATCTCGATTTTTCATTCAATTTTCTATAATTTATTTTTTATTAATTTTTTTCATATAGTCTTCAATCTTTTGATAATGTTGAACTTCACGATCAAATTGTTCATTTACGACTTGTTCAGAACGTTTCTTTGAAAATTCAGTTTCTCCATGATAATGAGAAGCTAATTTGCCTTCGCCTTTTCTCAAATAATCATATTTAGCCTTTTCTTCTTCGATATTCGACATTTTTTTACCTGTTCCTTTTTTTAAAAATGGAAATACAGTCTTCGATGTTGAAAAATCAAAATCAAATCCATCGTCACTCATATATATAATATTTATTATGATTATATGATTTACAAAAAATATAACTCTTGTTATCTAATGTATATATATAGTAAAAGATGAGTGAAAAAAAGGCGATTAAAACAAATAGGCGAAAAACCGCTCGAAATAGACTGTTCCAAACTAAATATTTAATAAAAAACGTTACTGGTATCGTTAGTTTAATAGAAACCGTAATGCATCGAAATAAATTAACAAATGATATTTTTTCTGATATATTTCATAAAATACATCAAACTACGTCATTATTTAAAAAGCAATTTTTAGAAATAGGAGAAAAAAAAATAGATATCATCGAAAATGATATGTCGAAAATAAAATACAATCGTAAAACAGACATAAAATCTACTATTTTCGGATATATAGAGATATTAAACGACCTGGGTCTATATTTAAATAAAGAAAAATACAAAGAAATACTGGAAACACGAGACGAAATAAATGAGAATTTACATCATTTTATTATGCTTTTAAATGATTCAACATTCCGCGAAGACAAGGTAATGAATTTTGTCTAATACCCCGCTCACGATTATGAATATATTTTACTATACCATTGTTTTTATTAATTAGATTTTTTCGTTCTTGCAAAACGCGTTTCCAATTTCTTTGAATCATTTTTATCCAAAATGTTTTCACAGTAACATTATACATAGTATTCTCATCAATCGATAAATGCATTATTTGCGGTTGAATGACTAAACCCTGGTAAAGAACACTATAATTGTTCAAATAATCTATAACATCATCGAGTTTATATTTAAAGAATGTTGTATTTTGAACAGTCGATGCTAATAAAAGATTGTTAAAATCTTTATCATAAAATGATAATCCAATATAGTATTGGTTATTTTCAAAATAATCATCTGGTTCATCTAAATCTCGATACAAAGATTCATGGTCATATATTTCATCATACATTTCTAATCTATGTAAATCATATGGACTATGAGGTGAATCATCTAAATTTATCATATTATATTAATAATAATAATTGCTTGTAACTAGTTTCATTATTATTTCCTAAATCAATTTTCTATAATAATATCATCTTCAAGCTCAAAGTCGTCATAAATACCAACTATTGCGTAATCATCATCTTCGATATCCTCCATATATTCATCCCAATTATTTACCAAAAATTCCCATCTACTTGAACCTTTCCCCCAACATTCATATGCTAGCCTTGGATCAATAGTCATCATAATTCCAGCCATAGAATGTATATCGTCTAAAACATCCCTAAACTTTTCACTATGTCCCTCAAAACAATACTTGTTATAATCGTGAAAATCCGCGATTATATCAACCAACTCAAATGGTAATTTTGAGAAAATCTTTGTGCTCATTGTAATATTTTTAATATATCATTTAAAAATATTCCTAAATTCAATTTTGTCTAAATATAAAGGCTTTGAGATGTTGTAATATATTTCAGTATTTTTGAATCTACTTGTGTTAATTTCTGAAGACACTCAATCTTATTCATTTTTTCTGCGGTACCTGCTAATTCCCTAACAATCGTCGAAATTTTTAACAAAGCCTTTGTAAAATCTCCCGCAGAAATTGTCTTATCTGCTACATCATTTTGTAAATATCGTTTACAGTCCATTTCCGTTTCACAAGAACACCACCCCATGACAAGATCAGGCATATCATAAGACAATGCGTCTTGATATTGCATACCCGAATTGATTCGCATTGTATATTCTAAATCACCAAACGTCTCATATTGCTGTGTAATATATTCCACATTTTGTAAAACATTATAATTATTGCTTTTTGGATATAGTTCTTTTATATCTTTTGCTACATTTACATCTGTGAATACAGACAATATACCAATAATTTCTTCAATATTTTGATCTACAAACCAATCGGTATGCTCTATCATATTTGTTAAAATTAATGGTTGAACTTCGGCAATATCCGACGCTATTTTTCCGGTTTCAGATAATTCATACTCATTATCACTATTGATTAAAAATCCCTTCTCTTTCAACACATCGCACACAGAAAATACATTGTCGTAAATATAATTCTCAAGGTAAAAGATATCTTCTTCTTGTTGTCGTACTATATTTTCATTATCTTCTAATTCTTGAAATGCTTTTGCGTCACTTTTACACGTTGGATTTACGTCTAATATTTGATCACGTTCTTTTTCTAATTGTTTACGTTTTTTATTTTTAGAGGTAGGAATAGACATTTCGACAGTATTAAACCGATTGCATATAGCAGGAAGTGTTTTTAAATGCAACGTTTTTTCTCGTTTCTTTTCTAAAATGTCTTTTTTATCGAATAGAACTCTCTTATTACGTTGTATTTCACCATCTATTTCATTATATACCATACTATGTTTAACAAACTCAGTAAAGTCGTCTATCTTTATTTTATTATTTTTAATAAGACTCAAAATAAGATTAAATGAAATACGGAATTTCGAAACCAATGTTTGTGGTTTTCCTTGCATAATTTCTAAATAATCTTGTTTATTTGGTAATTTAAATAGATTATTACAATGAACAACGTGTCCAATAGTATCAATACCACGACGTCCCGCTCTTCCCGCCATTTGAGTATATTCGTGAGGAAGAAGTAATCGTTCACTGCGACCGTCAAATTTTACAATATTTGTAAACACTGCCGTTTTAATAGGACAATCTAAACCAATCGCAAATGATTCCGTAGCAAATAACAATTTGATATTTTTCTTTGAAATCATAATTTCAACAATCTCGCGTAAAATAGGGATCATACCAGAATGATGAATTCCAACGCCTTTTTCCAATAATCTAACTAATGTCTCATATTCAGGCAATTCCAAATACTCTTTAAAATTAGGCAATTTTCGAATAATTTGTTCGCATTCTTTTCTAACTGTATACGGGATTTTACTATCATCTTCTAAAAGTGAGACAGTAATTTCAGATGCACACACTTCTACCAATTTACGAGAAAATACAAATGCAATCGCGGGCAACATATCGTTATCACGCAAATGCATCGCCAAATTATTTAACACGTGTTTTCGTTTTACGTAAATAGAACGATCACTGTATAGTTTCCCCATTTTAGCCAAAACATCAAACCCATCCTCATTAAACTTTCCTTTATCGTCTTGTAATTTTATCAACCGGTGAATATTTGATCTCACTTCTTTCGCAGTCTGTTTGTCTTTAATCAATTTCACCGCACTTTCATTTATAGTTAAATAGCCATAATGAGTAAGTGGTACGACGCGTTTATGAGTTGTAGCCAAATAAACTTCTTTAGAGTTATCATCTCGTTCCGCCCATTTAGCAAATTTTTCAGGAGAATCAATTGTCGCAGAAAGCATAATCATTTGAATATGTTTAGGCAACATTAATATGGTTTTTTCCCATGTTTGACCTCTATCCGCGTCATTAATATAATGTACCTCGTCAAACACAACACAACCCAATTCATTATAGATATCAATATTGAAATCTAAACTATTGTCTACGTGTTCTTCATTAATTGTTTGAATAAATAGATAGTTCATTAATATTTCTGTCGTCATAATTAATACATCTGCGTCAGGATTAATTTTAATATCTCCGGTCATTAGACCAAAACTAATATGTGGATACTTTCTACAAAATTCAGAATATTTTTGATTAGATAATGCTTTAATTGGACTTGTATAAATCAGTTTTTTTCCTTTTTCAACAAACCAATTTAAAGCGAATTCGGCCGGTAGTGTTTTTCCAGAACCAGTATGAGCAGTTACAAGAACGTGTTGTTCTTTTACAATAGCTTCTATCGCATACTTTTGAAAATCGCTTAGAGTATAATTATACTGATTAAAAAAACATTCATACTCAGTATTATCGGGATATTTTTCACAACAAATTTTTACCATTTAGTAATTTACAATATATTATGTAGTATACTCTCTATGTATTTTTGTTTTTATATACTATACAATAAAGATTAATGGAGTTTAAAACATCTGATAAATTACCATCTACTTTACCAAAATATTTGTACAGAGGTCAACACGATAGAACCGACGAATTGAATGAACGTATTTTAGAAAGAAGTGAGCCTGAAAATCCATTGGCCCCCAACTTCACACCACGACCGGTTTTAACACGTTATTCAAGATTTCCAATGTTAGATTCACGTATGCCTCCAAACGAGCCGATTAAACCCAGTTATGATTATTCATTACACAAAGAATTCACTCCACCTGTTGAGAAAATAGCTCCTGTTTCTGGATTTATCAATAATGTAAATGTAGAAAGCGACTTGCGTAATCAAAATTACGCATTGCATAAAGGTAACGATGAAGTAGTTTATGTACCATCATCAGAAAGTGACTTATATAAGGTATATGTACCATCCGCTCCATCTGAACAGCCTCATCCTGGTCTATTTAAACGCTATGAATTAGGTCAATCGGCACATCCAAATGTAAGCGACACTTCTATAGGAAGAGATAGATTTCACAATAATACACGAACACAATTGAGATCCATGAGCAATAAAAATCTTTAAATGACGAAAAACATCTAGTCCAAATATATAAATGAGTTTAGTATCACTTACTTACGTAGCATTTCTTTTTTACATATTTATTCCTGGTAATTTCATAGAACTACCATTTAAGGTAGATAAACGAGCTAATATTTTTATCCACGCTTTATTATTTAGCATTCTATTGAATGCTACCTATAATTTGGTAAATGCACTTAACATATTAGGTATTTAATCTCAATAACCTTATATTTTAATATATTATAGTAGAAATTAAAATATAATGAATTTTTTTAGTAATTCAAAAGATGGTTGGTTTTCAACTCTTCTCTTTTTAGCAATAATTATGATTATAATATTATGGTTTAAACGCCAAGACTTATCTCCCTATTATGAAGGATTTACGCAAAATGAGGCGTATGTGTTTAAACAAGGTAAAGATACGTTTGATGATTTTTATGCACAGATTTACAATAAACTTATGGAACCTGAAAAAATGTGCAAATTTCAAGTTGAAAAAATTGTTGAAATAACGAACCCTTCTGTTGGAACTAGTTGTTTCTTGGACATTGGTTCAGGAACAGGTGAACTATCTGGTCAATTAACAGAAAAGGGGTACAGTGTCTATGCTATTGATAATTCACAAGCTATGATTAATTATGTAGATAAAAAATATCCAAAGGTTCAAACAAGGTGTGGTAATGTTAAAAATTCTATGACTTATGAAAAGGCATCATTTAGTCATGTGGTTTGCAATGGTCTTACTATTTATCTATTTAAAGATAAAAATATATTTTTCAGAAATTGTTTTTTCTGGCTAAAATCTGGAGGATATTTAATTTTACACTTAGTAGAGCCAAAACAATTTGATACGATTGTTCCCGGTGGTAAACCGGCATTACTCGATAATCCTCAACAGTATTCTGAAAGCCGTATTACAGATACAGTTATTGACTTCATTGACTTTAAATATAGAGGTAAATATGACTTTGGAAGCAATGAGAAGGTAACATTTAAAGAAACATTTACAGACGAATTGACCAAGAATGTAAGACAACAAGAAACCGAATATTATATGAATTCTATCGAGGGAATTTTAAAAATCGCTACATATAATGGGTTTATACCACACGCACAGATAAATTTATCTCAATGTTGCGGAGACAAGCATCAATATATTATTATATTAGAACGTACACAATAATATGAATGTGTTATATTTTTCATATTATTTACATAGCATTTGTTTTGGAAACATTATTGATGATTTCTT